TATAGGGTTTGATTGCAAGGGCTTGTTCAGCAACAACGGGCCAGATGGTGATTATCACTTTGTCAAACGCTAAATATTAAACATTAATATGATTTATAGAAAATATATCAACATAGTAGAAGCTGCCAACAAAGGTTGTCCTATTGCCACACACGACATTGATGTCAACTTGAAGAATCGTCAGAAGGCTATTGACAGCTATCACTACGGCCCAGTCAATCCTGATGAACCGGAGGCATACTGGAAGGATGCTGCCAAACTCCGGCCAAGGCGGTGCAGGTGGTGGCGCCGTACGTATTATTTGGGGACCAAGTAATCTCCCTATACACAGGATCTTATAATAGCAGCGAGTAACGGGCTAAATATCTAATACTGGATATATTATGCGAGCACACGAGATTATTAGAACAGTCCTGGACCTTATAGATCAAGCGGGACAGGCCACAGATCAACCTGACGATACACCTCAGGGCTATTGCGATGACGATCTAGCACGTTTCAAGCAGATTGCAGGCATTGTTACACAGCCTGGTGAAATGAGCCCATTAAGCAATAGTCCTAATGAAAAAATAGCAGATATTACAGCAGTCACAGTAGATGCTGGCGGTGGCGCAAACGGCCCTAAACACCCACATGACCTACGTGTAAAAGATCCAAGCATGTATCCAAATCAACAAGAGGTTTAATATGTCAGCAAACGGAATCGCACAATTAGCAACTAGAGAAGAAAGACAAGCAGCCAAATTAGATTTAGCACAGACTAGAAGACAGGCAGGCGGCAACATAACTCAGCCTTATTATCGTGTGAATAATACATACAACATAGATGCTCTGCCTACAAAATATAGTGGTAATACTGTAGTTGACAATCCTAACGTTGGCGGGTTAGTTCAAGGACGCCCCTGGATCAACATTGCCGGCATCACATTCGATCCGGACATTTATTTCTACAACAGAGTAGGAACTACTAATGCCAATGGGTATTTTGGCCTCGACTTCACGCCAACAAATGATGATCTAGAGTTCTTCGACAACCCTGTGGTTGCACCTGTGACTGAAACACAAGGCACTTTGGTCACATTAAATATCACTTCGCAACCTCAATACAATTCTATTCTGTTGATAGGTTATTTCCTTGCTCCAACAACAGAAACATACACCTTTTTCACTAACACAGACGATGCCAGTTACATGTGGATAGGTCCCAATGCCATTGAAGGATATACTCATACCAACGCTGTGGTGCAAAACGGAGGCCTACATGGTACCACTGAACAAAGCGGTACTATTAGCCTAGTACAAAATATCTATTACCCTATTAGGATCATGTTTGGTAATAACACTGGGCCAGGCACAATGGTAGTGAGTTTTTCCACACCTACCATTGCCAAAACATCCACATGGACAGGTAGAATATTCCATAACTCAGCAACTAACGGATTCTAATCAATGACAATAGATGTTAACGGCCGTGTAGTAAACTCTACTAGCTACGAGCACAGTTCAGAACCTAATCTCAATGATCTGCATAAGACCATGGAGTACAATGCTATTGGGCAACCTGTGCTTCGTGCCAATGTTAACCTAGTAGGATCAGGAGAAGGTTCCGGAGTTAGTTCCAGTATCGACAGCAAAGGTCGACTAAAAGTACAAACACTAGAGACTTTGTTCTACAACACATTCCAATACGGTAAAGAAACTGATGTATGGGATGAGTCTACTGACAACGGAGCATCGGCTACATTTCTCACAAACCAAGGCCTTGTTGACATGACGGTAACATCTACCCTAGGTTCTAAAGTGGTAAGACAGACTAGAAGTGTAATGAGGTATACAGCAGGCCGCATGAACACACTGACTTTCTCAGTTAGATTAGAAATGCCAGTAGTAGGAGTTCGACGTAGATTTGGCCTGTTTGATGGGTCCGATGGATTTTATTTTGAAGATAGTGGAACACTAGATGCTAACGGCCAACCAGAATATGCTGTGGTACTAATCAGTACAGCATCTGGATCCTTAGTCACTGAACGCATAACTCGTGCTAACTGGAATGGGGACAAACTGGACGGCGCTGGTCCAAGTGGCTTCACCGCAAATCCTTTGGCACAACAGATGATATCCATGGATTATGAATGGTATGGCGCTGGACAGATATCATTCAGTTACATTATGAACGGCCTGCCCCGTGTCATACACACATTCAACACTGGCAATAGACTGTTATTTCCGTGGAGCAGAACTCCGTTTTTACCCATTAGATTAGAGATTGAAAACTTTGGTGGTGCCGCGGGCACACATCATTTATATCAAGGATCTAACAGCGTACTAGTAGAAGGACGACTAGTTAAACAGGGTATTCCGGAAAACATACTAACTCCATTGACTGGTATCACATTAGACACAGCATTGACATTCTATCCTGTAGTCAGCGTTCGTATGAAACCCACTAACTTAGAAGCAGTTATTATTCTCACAAACTTCGTGGCCAATACACTGGACAACACTGACATCTATTATAAAGTTCTACGCAACGCTACACTCAACGGCACTTGGACAGATATGCCAGATGCCAACGCATTTACACAGTACAACTACACTTCAACAGGCGCTGTCACCGATGGCTCGCAATTTGATTCAGGATTTGTCACATCAGGCGCCGCAGTTAGAATTGACCTAAGTAACCAGGCAGATCTACAGTTAGGACGAGGCAGTATGGGCACAGTCAGCGATACTATAACTATTGCCATAGCCGCCAAAGCTGCCAACAAAAAAGCCGTGGCCAGTCTAAGTTGGATTGAACAGAGATGATGTACAGAAAATATATCCGCATAGTAGAAGCAGCCAACAAGGGCTGTCCAATCGCCACACACGACATTGACGTTAACTTAAAGAATCGTCAGAAGGCCATAGAAGAATATCACTACGGTCCTGCTAATCCTGAGGAGCCAGAATCATATTGGAAGGACGCAGCCCGTCGTTGGAGCATTACAGAAAAGACTGCTAAAACTATGAAGTGTGGAAACTGTGCAGCTTTTGATGTATCAGATAAGATGTGGGCCTGTATAGAAGATGGTATCAAAGGCGATGAGAAAGCAGCTGATGCTATGGCCACTATACACCGAGCAGATCTAGGCTACTGTAATTTTTTACATTTTAAATGTGCCGGCGATCGATCATGTACATCATGGGTCACAGGCGGCGCTATAGACAATAAGGATAGAACACAATGAACATTAGGGACTTAATTAATATAGTAGAAGGTCAATTTAGATCTAATGACGTAGAAGAATTTAAACCCGGTAATGATTCCCTAGATGACCTTAAATCTAAATACCTACCTGACTGGGAAATGTTAGATCACAAAGACCTACAAGCCAAATATGTAGCTAAGGATCATAGACATGCTCTAGAGTTTGTTAGTTGGGTCAATCAACTATGCGAAAAAATGGATCACTTTGCAGAAGTAACTCAGGATGTAGCAGAAGTTACTGTGAAAACATCTACGTTTGATGTTAAAGGATTAACAATATTAGATTTTCAATTGGCCATGCGTGTAGATAACTATGCTAAAAAGAATGATATCGAACAGGTCCGTATGAGTGGTAACTTTGGAATGCATAGATAACATGTTTACTAGATATGACATTCATTTAATGTCTAGTCCTGTTTGTTCTAAACCTGTAGCTGATTTAGATAAACAGGATTTTTTCTATTATGACAAGGATGGATTTGAACTTAATCAAGCCGAGCGTAAATTTTACGCAACCATGGGGCATCCTATCAATCATCCATTATTAAATCACTGCTGCTGGCAAGAACCTTGGTTTGAATTAACCGCAAAAGATTGTAATTTGATTTTAGATCACAGCATGTTTTTGTGTAGATGCGGATATGAACAACAAGCACTAGAACAACTCAAACACTTTAAAACATACACACCGCAGGCAGACTTACTGATTAAAACTCGACCAAAATGGGGGTTTGATTTTGCCTTAGATGCTGTACACAACGGAGAGATATTTGAAGTTATACACATAGAGTACGATCATTACGATTACGATTATTTTAGTAAACGTATGTTACACTTTGACCACATAGTGCGTCACACAGACTGGAAAGACGCCGCTAATAAAGTTTGGCAACACAGAGACCAGTGGCAGCATCTAAAAGGCTTT